TTAGGAAAGAGAGGTTCGGGTGGTGCTACTACTACACAGTTTATGGGGGAATTACATGAAGTGGCTTTTTACAAAGAAAACCGCCGCACCTTTAGGAGTATTAACTCTATCAGTCCCCCGTATAGAACAACGTTGTTATATTTTGACTTCGAGGAGGCTAGATTATGACGGATGAATTGTTTGTATTAGATGAAGGGCAGGCTCTTCCCACTGATTTTACAACTACTCCACCTGCTGAGGATTATAACACCAATGCTTCTGTAAATCCTCGTCTTTTAACAATTATGGGAACCTCGGACCCCCTTCAGACCAACCGCAGTTTCATTGAGATTCATTCCGATAATGCTACGACATTAGAAGGGGGGACTAAACTATTACCCACCGCAGGAGGAGATTACTCAGAACCAACTCTATTCGACACACCCTCTTATCGAGTCACCGTTGATACGGGTAGTGCAAGTGGTCTTAGTTTAAACTTCAACAGTTATGATTACTTTATTTTAATTTATGCGGATGATTTATATAACCACCACTTTGCTAAGATTACGGAGGAAGTTCAGTATAGTGGGAGTGTTTACAGTTATGACTTTACTCCAAAATTAGGAGGCTACGTCCCTGAAGGAACAAATGTTTGTATTTTTCAAGGACCCGCGAAGCCACATAATGTGGTAGCGGTTGGATATGGTTTACTAAACGACACCTCATCTTCAGAAGAAAGACATGACCGCTACTGTGATGTTTCGCGCCCCACATTCTACTTCTATAAAGATGATGCATTGGAGGCTAATAAGAAATATACAGCAATTAAGACCTTTGTTCCTTCTAGCAATACAATGGTGAGTGTATTTAAAACCGCACCTGTTACCTCAGGGATGGTTTTAGATAAGTCTTTTTACACACAACATGGGGATATTGTGGACGCTAATAAAACTTCTGATGATACCTTAGGGGCGGATATTACAGATTGGACACAGAATATTGCAGAATATGATAATCGCGCAGGTGCTACCCCTATTTCTACTTATATTAATTTTATTGTTTCACCGTTGAGGAACCAAACAATTTCTGCTCCAGTGAGTGTGGATATTAAAAACAGTATTACAAATAGAGGTAATATGTTTGAGGCTACATATATTGACCCTGAGAGATTTTTAGACAGAAAGATTATGGATTATGAATCGGTCACTATCAAGGAATATATTGGTTCAGATGATATTACAGATTTATATTCATTTATTCTTCCCGGTGTTATGAATAATCACGCGACCGATACAGATAAAATTCAAGTCACGGGGTTATTAAATGGGCAGGATTTACGCAATTTATTATACTCTAGCCCTGACTACGATGTAATTTTCATTAACGGTTACTACTATGTTATCTCTAACATTAACGCACCTGTGGATGGTAACCAAGAGATTACAATTACTCACAAAAGGGCTGTTTCAGATACAACCTTTACTGCAACTTCTACAGTAGAAACATTGAATGCTAATACCGGATTTAGAAGAAGATGGAGTGGCGTTGTAGAAAATATGGGGGTTACACATCAGATTGATACTGAATTGTCGGGCGGTAGTATTTTAAGAAACAACACCGCGATTACAAATGTAGAGGCGGATATTTACGGTCTTGAATACCTTGTAGGTGGCCCTAATTACGGAATTAAATTGGAAGTAGAGCAGGGAGATTTATTAAATTCATACACTGAATTGCAATCAGTTCCTTCTTCAGTTTTTAATACTAGTGGAAACTTATTAGATTGTATTAGAACGGGGCTTTTGTATAACAAACCACTAATGAGTTCTAATGTAGAATATAAAGAAACCAACGTAGATGGTGGGGTTTTTAAAGTGAAAATTTCAGGTAGAGATAAAATTTCTCAATTGTTAGGAACGCCTGTAAATAAAAATTATACTTATACCGAAGAATATTTATACACCACCTTATCACCAATTGGAAGAGCACATTGGAGGAGTGTTACAGGTGGATATACAAACTCTCTTTACTACAACGTAGGTATCGTTTCTATTAGTGGTAATACAATTACTGTATATACTAAGTCTGGAAAAAGTCTTTCAGATTATGTCCAGTTTGGCGATGTATTATTTACAAGCATAGGTGGGATTCGAATACCTCTTGGGGTAGTAAAATCTATTTCAGGTAACACCACAATTACTTTAATGAAAAATAGTTACTTTAGTGACTTTACAAACATAGGGGATTTATCTGCTAGTCAGTGGACTATTGATTCTACTGATTATTATATTTTATATAAACTAGATAACTCTCTTTACGGTGGTAAATCGTTAGAAAAATATAATCCACTATTAGGACCTACTACCGTTTTAGGTAGTATTGATAAAGGTATTGTTTTTGAATCAGGTCATAATTTTACTAGTTATAATACACAAGGAGAATCTTTATCAGAAGTAACTCAGGGTTCTACTGTAAATGGTATTCCTATTGATGCTGTATATAAACCTTTTACTTCCGCAGGTGTGAACAAGGACACCCCCTTTTCTGTTTCTATTAGCAATAAAATTAATGCACTCTCCTCAATGGTTGAGTTTGATATTATTAATCAGGAGCAAACGGATGGGCAGACTATTTATTCATTAGGTTACATTTCACCCGTTGTAGCGGGGAGAGTCTATGGTGGAAATAGAAATGAAACTTGGCTTGAAGGTGCTGATACTATTTCGGGAAGATATCTAGACTCCTTCTATTTATTAAACGGTCAAGGACTTCCCAACGGTGGATTTATTCACTTTTTGGATAACGAAATGCAAGCAGGCAACCCTGATATTAGCACGGCCTACGCGCCTATGCCATTTAATCATGTTTTTGATGACGACCCCGGCTATGTTTCTACTGTTTCCTCACAGTATGTAACTCGTTTTGGTCCTCCCATTTGGAGATATACGAACAAGAATCAAAGTGATTTTACACAAAGATTGGGAAGTATTGGCACAATGACCCCCGAAATTGAAGACTTCCCCAATGATTATTACGACAATGGTGGTGAGTTTAAATTTAACCTAAGTGGTTATCGAGCCGCTTTAGAAGAAAAACATACCAACGATAAAAATAGTGATGAAACTTTATATTATCTTAAAGATAAATCTAATGAAAGATTGGGCGTTAGACCCGCTCTTGGTTCTAGATTCTTTGATGTAAACCGCTATCCTTCATCTTTTCATTCAAGTGCTAATAATATCGGTAGACTTATTGATGAAGATTTACTTAAAACCAATTATTCTGCTTTTGAAATTTGGGACACAAGAGCAGGAACTTTACATCTCTTTGCTCCCGGTCACGTTTATCCAGAATCTAAAATGAATTGGGATAATCTAGACTCACACTTTGGGGCAAAATCATTAACAGACTATTCTATTATTTTAAAGCGTGATGGAGAAAGTAGTAGCACTTTGAAACATGGAAGTGATACATACCCGACAGATTGGGCAGGTGTGTCTAATATAGGTAATCGTTTAGATAGAGATTATGAAAATAGAAAAATTGTGGCCTCTACAGGGAGTAGAAATAGATTTAGTCTTGTAAGACTAACTGAAGTTACATTCGATTTTTTGATGAATGAAGTAGATTATGAAAATTATGAACCGGGAAAGCAAAGCACAGATAATACAATTAAGGGATTCTTAGAACAACAAAGACCAATGAATTGTTATGTTGCTTCCGACACCACTGCTGATTTAACATCTGATTCGGATAATACTAGCGACCTTTTACTTATTGATGATATTAGCTGGATTGACGTTAGTAAAACTCAAGATATTTACACAGAGCCAGACTACAACGATGTGATTAAACATTTAGGAAGATTGGACACAACCTACAATGGTGGAACGGGGTATTCGGGGGCTTCTTCGCCCTACACTATTAGACTAACGGCTAATTGTTTAATTGATGCTGTTCCATCAGGCACTTCTATTTATTACACGGAATACGACCCTTCAAATGAAACCTATCTCCGAGTGGTTAGAACATCAGACCAAGAGTTAGCATATACAGATAGTTACTCTATTTCTAATAAGTCGGATATAATTAATAAGACAACATCTATCACTTTACCAAATACGCCGTATACACTACCCACTGTATTATCAGGAATAACTGCGGCGACTCGCGGGTTTATTAAGCGTCCAATTATTCTTGATAGAACAGGGACTTATGATACAGTAGAAACTAATGAAACTTTTGCACAAAGAGTTATGCATAACTCACAGTCAGGAAAAGGAGTTTTTGATTACGGAAATATGGATGTAGTTATTATTAAATCTGAAACATTCCCAACGGAGGCTCAAAAATCCATTAGCGATTTGTATAATTTTGAAGGTGCTATGTTATCGGATATTACTACTAGTATATCTAATATAACACTTAGTCAGACTGTAAATAGTGTAACTTATGACGACCCCGATTTAATTTCCACTGATACCGCTTTCTTGGAAACAAATATTAGTGGAACTAATGATGAAAAGGTGCGCCTTACAGAAATTTTATTTAGACCTAAATTACCCGCATGGGATAGTGCCAATGTGGATGGTGATGAAGCGGTGTTGAATTTTAATATAAGTTTTACAGCATCTTCTTCATGGTTAGATTATTGTAATAATTTAAGTGGGTATTATTTATACAATGTATCAGAATCTACTCTACATTATATTAAATCCCACACAATTAGCAAACAGAATGGGTTTAGTCACCACATTAAAATTGATAACTTTTCTTTATCATTTTCTACTAATGATGATATTAGATTGTTAAAAATATCTCAGAATTGTTTCTATGACTTTAGCCCAAAAAATATTACACTAAATGATTTCAGTTCTATTTATACTAAAATCCCCGGTAGTAATAAAATGCATTCCGAGTTTAATATTTCAGGCAGCAGAACATTAGACGGTAAACCAATCTACGAAGAATCGGGTATTAACTCTCTATACTGTCTTATTCATATTGATGGTGATACAGCCAAATACCTAGTAAATAGAAACTCTGGTTCTGCTACCTTACAAAACACATTTTCTCTTGGTGAACATAATGTATACCTAACAGATGGAATTAATAAAAATACCACGAGTATGAAAATTACACAAGATGCAAGTTCAAACTTACAACTATCCTTTGGTAAAATGCGGGAGATGTTAGGAGCAACTTCAGTGGGTTCTATTTTCACAGTAACAGTGGACAAAGGAGCCACCTTTACACCCACTAAGGCTCAAATTGGTGTTCCGTTTAACATTGTCTACGAAGCGGAGGATATTGTAGATGATATCTTATCCAGCGTCGGATTGACTTTTAATAAATCCACAGTGGGTAATGACTACTACATGTCTGCTAACTTTACAGGACAAAACGCCTTTACTGCTGCTAACTCTGTGTTATCATATAAGGGGAAGAAATTATTAGTAAACGGTGAGGATATTTCTATTGTCGCGGATGAAGAAGACCGCTTTTATAGAGATATTGAGATTGCTGAAGATAAATCAACGTATAAGATTACTAACATTCGTCGAGATAAATCCCTATTCGACCAATTTAACACTATCGCTGTATATGGTGATGGCGTTAAAGCATTGGCTAAAAACTACCGCGAGATTAAGAAGAAGGGGAGGGAGATTACAAAGGAGGTCTACGACTACACAATTACTAACCAAAAGCAGGCTGATGAAAGAGCGGCCAAGCTTTTAAAAATCCACTCTCGTATCAATGACGCGATTCAGATTGATATTGGTGACGATGTTCCCTTTATCGCACCCGGACAAATTATTTCAGTTTATTACCCAAGCGAGGGCATCTATCGCGCCCCCTATATTGTTATTGAAATTGAACGCTCTTTTGGTTCCCCTACTAAGGTTAAACTAGGGGAATACAACCGCGATTTGGCTAACACAATGAGTCTTCTTCTCAGCGAAACTCGCAACCTTCAGGGACTAACAAAGCAAAAGGTTTATAGCAACGTAACGTCACCTAACATTGATATCTCTTCTGTTAGACTCAAGTTTGTAAAGGCTGATATTACAAACCTAACAGATGATACAACTTCAACAATTGGATTTGGATATATAATTGGATTTGATTCGGA